ATAAGTTGTGGTGTGTCTTCTACTATGTTGTCTTCGTCCCCCGCTTCCTGCACCTCACGGCCAAGTACGATGGGACTCTTAATCTTGTTCTTGTTGGGGCACTCACTGCACAGCGAGCCCGGGTTCAGTTTCTCAAACGTCTCACAGGTGTAAGGCCCCTTGATCTGATCGAGCTTATGGCTCGTCTCTTGAGGCGTGTAGTTGGGGTGCTTGCTGGAAATTGTGTGCGCCGCCTCATCCACGTCCACGCAGAACTTGGCGATAGACAACCCGCCACGCCACATAGGCTCCTGCATGGACGCCTGCTGGTCAATGACGTACTTCAGTTGTGCACACCCCCGACCAGCCTCCGTCTTCAGCATGATGGTCTTGAAGACGTTACGGTAGTTGCCAAGAATCGACGCGGTGATGTCGTCATCAACCGAAGCAACGGGTGAGGATCGTTTCTGTATCTGCCCTACAAGTTCTTTGAACGCGTCGAACTTAACCGGTGGGGCCATATCCCCTATCAATACGACATCCCGTGGTGGGTTGTCCTTGAAGTTCAGTGTCCCCGGAATCCGCAGCACGCGGGCAATATCGGACGTCACTGCCGGGTCGGCTTTCAACCCCCTCGCAGTGCACAGCACCTTGAGGCTTTCGGCTACGGGCAGCCACTCGTCGGGGGAGATGGCTTCTTCCAAGATCCAGTACACATGCACACCCCGCCCAGAGTTCACCAGGGTCGGCTTAGGTAGACGTGCGTTTCGGCAAAACTGTTTGAGTGCGTTGACGCCATCGACTTGCCCGCCCGGGTACCCCTCGTGCTCGGACTTGTGCGCCCCACAGTCAATGTCGAGGAAAAAAGATTTCAGGGACTTGGCGTTGTCAGCCCTCCTTGAGTTGTCATTGATGAACGTAGCCAACCCGAAGTAGGCGTCAAAGCCTTCACGCGTCAGGTCTTCTGCTGTCGCTGCTGCAGCGTCTACGGTGGAGTACAGCTTCTGAATGACGCGCTTCTTCTCGGGGTTCGCGCCGAACACACAGATGTACCCATCTCCTCCAAGGACTGCGGATAGGAATTCGTTTGTCTGCATATCCCAGGATGGTTGTGGTTATAGACAAGTAACGGGTAGCGGACCTAGCCCGCTACCCTGCTGTACTTACTCGTCGTCCCAACCGTCCACGAGACTTTCAAGACTTGCCGAACTAGCGGCAGGCTTCTTAGCCTCGATCTTCTTCGGGGGCACTGCCTCTTCCTCCACCACCGGGCTCGGCTTTGCCTTGGGTGCGGGCTTTGCGGGCTCAGGGGTGTCAAACAGCGCAGCAGCAGGCTTGGGGGTGGAGACGTTCACCGTCAGCTTGACCGCCTCTTCCGCTTCCTTGGAGTTCTTCATCTCCTGCACAACCGCGAGTTCTTCTTCCGTGATGGGGCGCACAGGCTTGAAGATCAACTTCGGCGTGGGGCTTGCAGTGTCGAACCGCATCTCGGTAATCACCCCAGCAATCGGGGTGCCGTGTGCCCGCAGGTGGCGTGCGTATGCTTGCAGCGGGAGCTTGTTCTTCTCGCCGTCGCCGAACACGGACGTCGGGGGCAGCACCACTTGGTACACCTCACGCTTCTCGACTTCACCCTCCAGCAGCACGGCGATACGCTGCTGATACCGGCAGGCGCGGGTCTCACCCTGACCAGAACCCTTGACGTTCTGCGGGCAGTCCATGCACTTGGCAGCTTGGCGCTGTGTCTCAGGAACCTCGGGGGCCGGAGTCTGGGAGTTAGATGACCAGCAGATCGGGGAGCTTGCTTGCCCCTCAACGTAGGTGCCCTCAAAGTACGTACGGTGCACACTCGGTGCGGCCTTGACGATGATCACACCCATAGACCGTTCTTCAGAGGTGCGGTACTCCTTGGAGCCGATCATTTCCCGGAACACACCACCCTTGATGGAGATACGGCGTGCGCCCATCTCTCCGCCCGCCAGGGCATTCGTGGTGTCATCTTCCAGTTGGCGCAGGTATGCGGGGACGCCACCCTTGAACAGTGCAATTTCGCTCATTTCGTTTCTCCTTACAGGTCTTGGTCAGGGTTGGGGGTTTCGGTAGGGGTCAGCTTTGTGGCCTTGGAGGTGTTGTACGCCCGCAAGGCATCCTCGACTTTCTGAAGCTGGAACCGATAGGTCTTACCGATCTTCAGGTACGTGGAATCCGGCAGGATCTTTGTCCGCACCCACGAACGCACGGTGGAAACAGACACTTGGAAGTGGTCTGCAACATGGTCAATCGGAATGTATTTATCTTCAGCCATTAGGCTTTCCTCACAGTGATGGTGAACTCGCTATCCACGTTCAGCCCGGGTGGTAGCAAATCCGGGTGCTGCTCCAAGAAGGATTCCATGTTCCCCTGGTGCAGACGCTTCTCGAAAAGCTCAGGCACTTCGTGATCAACCACGAACTTACCCATCGCTTCCCAATCGTTTGTCCAATACCGCTTCTTGACCCCTCGGTAGAACATGCCTACCCCAGAGATTTTTGCGCTATCGACGTTGTTCTCTTTGCAGTAGCCCAGCAGGGCCAGCTTGATCGTCTTCATGCCCTCATCGAATGAGGACAGCTTCTCTTCGTGCTCCTTGACCAAGGCATCCCGCGCAGTGCGCATCTTGAGATACGCACGGACCATACGGTCCACGGAAATTTTGGGGGAGGCTTCGCTCTCGGTACTCTCAACCGCGTCGTTCATCTCGTTCTCCTGTTGTTGGAATCTGGATTCTAGTGTCGTTTTGTGGGCTAGTCTAGTAGCCTCTTGTAAAGGTCAACTATTTGTGTGTGAACATCTCCTTTGTTATCTAACATCTTGTACACGTGGCGTTCGGCGTTGGAGCCTTGCAGTCGCACAACCGTTGTGGGGTGGCGTTGCCCTGCCCGGTGTACCCGTGCGTTCGCCTGTGCGTAGATCTCCAATGAACTCGTCGGCCCCCACCACACCACCGTGTCGGCTGCAGTCAGTGTGACTCCGTGCGCTGCAGCTTGGGGCTGAATCACTAGGATACGCGGGTTTGGTGTTTCTTGGAAGTGTTTGAAGATGTCGGTGCGCTTGGCAGCGGACACGTCCCCACTGATTACCTCGACTGTGTAGCCGTCGTCGGTGAGCTTCTGTGCGATAACTTCTATGGAGTTGCGGAACGGTACGAAGATCAGCACCTTCTTCGCGGCTTCTTCGATGACTTCAAGCAACACGTGATATCGGTTCTTGATGTCGAACGTAACGGTGTCCCCCGTATCCGAGTAGACCGCCCCGCATGACAGTTGCAGTAGCTTGTTGAGGTTGACTGCAGCGTTGACCGACGTGATCTCCTCGCCCGCCGCCTCAATGATCATCTTCTTCTTGAGCAGCTTGTAGTACTGCTCCTGCTGCTTGGTCAGTGCTACGTGGCGATCCACGTAAGTCATCTCCGGGAGATCCAAGCACTCGTCTTTGGTGAACCGGATCGCTGGCTGCAGTACGCTGAACACCGTCTTCGTTGCGGTCGGCTTGGGTGTCCACTTGAACTGGGTCGCCTTGAACATCACCATGTCCCGGAACCCGGAGAAGAACTTAGGTACGCTGAGCGGGTTGACTAACTTAGCCAAGCCATACGCATCTACGGGGGACTGCGCGGCAGGTGTGCCGGTCAACATCCACAGCCATGTGTCTGCTTTGAGTAGTTGGTTCAGCACCTTCCACCGTCTGGTCTGCACGTTCTTGTATGCGTTGGCTTCGTCGATAACCACAAGGTCGAACCCGCCTGCTGCAACGTCCTCGGCAATGATCTCCAACCCATCGAAGTTGACGATCACGAACTCGGCTTGGCTTGCTATAACTTCCTTGCGCTTGATCGCTGACCCGTAGGCCACATCTACAGACCTGTGCATTGCGAACTTGAACAGGTCCGAGCGCCACGCCGAATCCATGATCGACAGCGGGCACACCACGAGGACGCGCCGCACGCGCCCCTTACGCATCAAGTAGTCCGCAGCCCAGATGACGCTGCCGGTCTTGCCGGTGCCCTGCTCGTTGAGGCAGAACGCCCGCTTGTTCAGTGTCAGGAACGCTGCCGTTGTCTTCTGGTGTTCGAACGGGGCGTGCAGCCCAGGCCAGTTGTATTCTTTGTAGATGGGGGAAGGGACGTTCTTGATCTTTAGGTTCTTCAGCACCTGCGTCTCGTCCAGCCCCCAGTGCACGGCCACCTGATTAGCGCCAACCAGTTTGCTCTTGGGTATGACCGAGGTGACCTTGGTCGGATCACGCAGTGTCAAAAGCAGTGCTTTGTTATCAATTATTTGCATGGTGTGTCGTCTCGTTGCAATGGCAAAACAGGCAGAACAGGGTTAGCTGTTCTGCCGTCTGCGTTGTCGGTTCCCGGGGGGAGAAAGGATTTCCCGTGCCGACTGGTGTAGTTAACTGGCCACTGAGCCACCCCCACCCCCACCTTACAGGGGTCTCTACGAGAGAGACAAGATCAATGTAGCGCTGTCGCGCCACGAAGTCAACCGGATTTTTCCCCTTTTTTATGCAAGTTCCTGCTACGGTTTACCGCAGGGGATTCCAACTTGTATCCATCTGAGTTGGTGCCGCCCCGTGCCAGAGCCTTCACGTGGGAAACATCTTTACCCTTACGGTTCACACCCTTCTTGTCCAGAGTCCGACGCGCACGCTGTCGCTCCATGCGGTCGTCGTGTTCACCACGCTGCTGCTGCATCTCGTACTCGTGCTTGTACGGGCGGGGGGACTTGGTGTAGGGCATGTCAGTTCCTTCCGTTGTGTGGGCATGACGTCACCACGCAATGCTTTCGGCACAGTCCGCTGGGTTTTGGATTCCATACGTCATGCGCGATAGCAAATTTTAGCTTGTCGTGCTTGTCTACCCACTTCTTCCACAGCACATCTTGTTGTGCTGAGTCACACTTGCTTTTCACGAACGCGTTACACACCACGAACAACAGGCCAGAACGCACCTTCTTGATCTCGGGGAAGTGCTTGAACACGCACAGCGCCATCAACTCCAGTTGATCCGGGTCCGCATACTTCGCGGACTTGCCGGTCTTGTAGTCAATGATGCGGGCTTCACCGGCCTCACGGTCTAGGATCAACAGGTCTGCAATCCCACGGAACCAGACGTTCGGGTCGTTGAACGCACAGGGCTGCAGGTCTTCGGTGACACCCATCTCGTACTCGCACAGCTTCTCGCCCTTGATCTGCCGGATGTTGTCCAGCGCCCCCTTGACGAACGTGAAGTACGCGGGCAGCGGCGTGTTGTCCTTGATGTAGAACTCCGCTGCCTCATGGAACCGCGTGCCATACAGCATCGCCTCGGACTCGGGCTCCTGAAAATCCTTGACTACCCGTACGTGGTAATACTTTCTGGGGCACTGCTCAAAGAGCTTGAGGCTGCTGTATGACCAGCGAGTGGTAGTCACTTGTCGGTTCCTTTTGCGTAGCGAATAGCGTTGTAAGCCAGCTTTGCCTCTGCCATCGCGATCAGCGCGTGCTCCATCGCCTCGTCGTAGTCGTTATGCAGCATGGCTGCATGCAAGTCCTTGAGTGCTTTCTCCGCCATCATGCACGGGTAGGCGTAGTCCACAATTTCAGCAGTCACCATAACTTTTTCCAACTCCGCTCTCACAGTTAAGCGGCAGTCCAGCCGCCCATTTGGGGACCCACCGCATACATTCTTCTACGTATGCTTGGGCTTCTTTGACTTCCTCGTCCTTGCATATGCAAGCGATGGCGTCATGCACGGTCAGCACAACTTTGTACTTCATAGATATACGCATCATCTGCTCTCCGATGATGCACCGGGCGATGGCTTGGCAGACGTTCTCGATCACCTTCCCACCATAGATGCGCGTGCGCCCTTTGCGGGTCTTGTAGGTGAACTCAAACCCCTTCTCACCCTCGTGTACCTTCAGGTCATCGTACCGCAGCATCAGCTTGCTCGGCAACAGGATTGCCCTGTCTTTCGGCACCACCGACAGCACACCGGCTCGGCCCAGTGGAGCGGGTTCGTCTCGGGACATTGCCACCAAAACAAGTTGAGCTTGCCTCCACAAAGCGGTGATCGCAAAGTTCGACTTCCGGTAGATGTCAATGATGCGTCGTGCCTCATCCAACTCAACGGATACACCAAACGTCTTTAGCTGCGCTTGGAACTTCACCGCGCCCATACCGTAGCCCGCGCCGAGAATGGTGGTCTTCCCCACGAACCGCTCGGACTTGGTGATCTGGTCTTCAGGTTTGTCGTAGATAGCTGATGCCATCTTCTTATAGACATCTTTCTGCTCTGCGAATGCCTGCACCAAGTCTTCCTGCCCAGCCAGCCATGCCAGCACCCGTGCTTCAATCTGTGATGAGTCAGAGTCGATGATGTTATACCCTTGCGGAGCGAGGATAGCTTGCTTGAGCTTGTTAGCGTTAGCGCCTCGGCTCGGCAGGTTCTGCAGGTTGATCTTGTCGTCCCCGCCGAATCGACCCGTGTGCGCAGCGTAGTACTTGATCGGCACCGGCAACGCGCCGCGCTCGGCGATCTCCATGAACCGTTGCGTACGTGTTTCTTCTAGCGTGGATTTCAACCCAAGCCTCGCCGCGACCAGACCCTGAACGCGCCAGTCGGGGTGATGAATCAACGCGATGAACTCCTCGTCGTTCTTGGCGAACGCGTAGGTTTCTTTACCCGTGGTCGGGCTCGTCTTCATCGGTGGCGTCAC